CCGCATGGCTACGGACCAGCGCCTTCACCTGGTCTGCCGTAGCCATCGTGGGCGCCCTCCTTGAGCGGTTGCGGCCCAGGTCAGGTCTGGTCCGGTGCGTTGTTCGAGTCGGATCTTGCGCCAGGTGAGGATGCTGCAGATGATCAGTGCTTGTCAATAGCAATGTTGATCATCTGTTGGATGGCATCGACTTCTTGCTCTGTCCATCTGTTGCGTTCGAGGATGTTGATTCCGACCATGTTTGCGTTCCGGTCGATGTAGTCGAGCTGTGTGTTGGTGAGCTGTTCGAGCTGCTCGAGCACCTTCTTTTTTGCTGGTCCGTTTGCGAGTCGGATTCCTGGTGCTGCTGGTTGGTCGCGTTCGATCCTGTTGATGACGTTGGCTAGGAGATAGAGCTCTCTGCGCGTGTGCTTGTGACCAGATTTGAAGGTTGGAATCTGTGCTGGCCATGCTGCTGCGAGCTCTGCGCCGGCATTCGGATGGGTGTCGAGCAGGGTACGGATCTGTTCGATCATGTCTGTTCGAATGTGACTGGTGGGGACTGCTTCCTGTGGGTCTCCCAAGGTGTGTTTCTCACCAGTGACTGTGAATTGACTGATGGTGCAGGCTGCTTCGAAAATCTGGTAGAGCTCATCGATGCTGGTGGCTACTGGCACATACCGGTAGCCATGTTCCGTCAGGTGGACGATGGCTAGCTGTTCGACTGCTGGCATTGGTTCTGCGTGCTGGTCGATGATTTGCAGGTCTGCTCGAGCGTAGGCAGCTAGCTGGACACCAAACTTTCCGTAGACACCTTTGCTGGTTTTCCAGTCGATGAGTGTGGTCTTCCCATCGATGGTGGCTAGCAGGTCGTAGGAGCCTGCATATTGGGCTTGGGTGTTGACGACTGTGCGCTCTGCGCCGATGACTGTTACTTCGAAGTCATCAAGGAAGTCTGCAATGTATTGTGCAAACTTTCCGTAGATTTGACCTTCCCATGATTTGGGGTCGATGCCAGTTAGGACGCGTTCGGCGATGGCATGAATGTCTGTGCCGCGTGCGCCGGCACGGTTCATGGTGTTGTAGGGAGCGCGTTTGAGCAGGTCGAGCGCGTCGCGCCGGTCGAGCTTTGACCAGGCTTCGACGTTATCGACTGCATACTCTGCAACCATTCCTTCTCCCCACCTTTTGAGCGCGGGTGCTGGAATGCCATTGGAGAGGATGGTGGTGACGGATGGTCCGCGGAATCCTCCATCGATGATCGGATGTGGGATTTCGTACCAACGTCCACCAGGTCCGTTAGTGGCTAGAACAGGCTGCGTCATTGGTCTGCTTTCTCTACCCATGTGTGTTGGCATTGGTGTGGATGGTCTGCTGGTAGCTGGCATTGCTGTTGCCAGGTGCCGGTCCTGTCGAATGCTCGAGCCCCTGTGCGCGTGCAATACGTCAGGAACAATTGTCTCTGCGCCGGCGCAATTCGTTCTGATGCTGACAGTGACTGCTGCAATATTTGCTCCTAGCCTCGAAGCCTGTCTGGAACAGCTGCTGGCAACCTGGACAGTAAACAGTTTTGGTGGTGTTGATCGTGCGACGCAGTTTGCGCCTCTGTCGCATGGTCAAGCCTGCCCAAATGCCTTCATCATTGCGTTCGAGCGCGAAGGTCAAGCAGTCTTGGTGGACTGGACAGGTTCGACAGATCGTGCGTGCGATCTTTGCTGTGTTCGCATTGCTGGTTTCTGGGAACCACCAGCTGGTGGGACGACCTTTGCAGGCTGCGTCTGTCATCCATGGTGCTGTTTCGAATGCTCTGACTTGGAATCTGTCATGCATTGGGGAACAGGTCTGGTAGGTCTGTGAGTCGCATGATCAAGTATGCGTCTGCCAGCTGATCGGGACAGGCTACAAAAACAAAGGGTCGATGGTCGTCTGGTGACCGTGCTGCTTCTGCTTGTGCTCGAGCGTTCTGGTAGCGCGTGTGGATGGGTCCGACCTGTGAGCCTGCTTTGCATTCAAGTAACCATGGCAAATGTGTCCATGATTCTTCCTGCTGTTTGTGGAGGCTGAATGGGAGCTCGACTTGGAACCAGGTTTCGAGCTGCCGGCGCACCCATGCTTGCTTGCGTTTTCCTTTTGCTCTGTTGAGTCGTCCGCGACGTTGGTTGCTGCTTTCGCTCATCTGGTCTTTGGCCATGGTGTGTGACCTTCGCGAATGCTGGTGATGTGTTCTGGTGTGACCAGAGCTGCTTTCATGGCTAGCTCGATGGTGCGTTGTTCGGATTCGCTCGAATGTTTCTTGGAGAGGATGACGAGCAGTCTGGTGAGATGCACGCGCAGATTGTCATTGGTGTTGCTGAGTGATGCGTTGCGTGCTTGCAGGTCTGCGTTGGTGGGATAACGCATTACTGGTGAGCCTCGAGCATGGTCACGATCCCATCGACTGCGACCATGAGCATCATGGGTGGTTTCTCGACCAGGTTGAGTAACTGTGATGCTGTCACAGTGATTGCTGAACGAATGTCTGGATCGGCAAGATCGATGCATTGCTCGTCGAACGCGTCACGCATTTCTGCTGCGAGCTGATCGACTGTTGCTTTGTAGGCTGTGCCATTGAACATCATCTGCAGGTGACCTTTACGACCATGGTTGTTTGCCGGCGCGCCGGTAGAGCTCTGCTGCGACCTTGATATTGGTTTCTGGATCGAACCAGTTTGCAGGGTCCAAACCAAGGTTTCGATAGATTTGGTCATGTAGTGGGCTGCAGACCTGAAACACTCCAAGACAATTCGTGCTTGAGCGTGCATCTGGTTGGCACCTGCTTTCACGGTAGGCAATTCTGATTGCCCATTCGCTCTCACCATATGGGTCGAAATGCTGTCGAATGATGGGAGCGAGCACACATTCTGGTGTGTTGCCGACAACGCTGGTTGTGGTGGTTGTGGTGCTCGAGGTTGTGGTGCTGGTGGTGCTCGACGTTGTGGTGCTCGAGCTAGTGGTGCTGGTGCTCGAGATGGTGCTCGAGCTGGTGCTGGTGATCCTGGTTCGTTCCTGTTGGTCTGCGAGTGTGCAGGTGGATAACAGGAGCGAGCAGAGCAGGATCTGTTTCAGCATGGTCAGTCTTTCTGCAGACGGATAGGACAAATACCGGTAACCATCCGATGCTGATGGCATAGGTGATGACGATGCCGCGCACGATCATGCGCGCCGGTATTTCTGTTTGGATGCAATCTGGCAAGGTGGCACATCGTAGGTCGTGCTCGATGTTCCACCTGGTCCGAATTGCCAGAGGCCGAACGCGGTACGAGTCGTGATGGGACCATTCTGTTTGATCTCTGCATCACGCTCGCGGATGGTTGCTGCAACCTCTTGCTGGTGGAGCGCATAGAGATTGGGCTGCTTGATGCTCGAGCTCGAGCTTCCACGCGGTGTCTTACTCATGGTCAGATACCAAGGTGTGTGAGCAGTCGGTCGATGGCACCAGGTGCGACGATGATGCCGATCCAGATCGGCAGGAGCACCATTGCATCCTTGAGCATCTGTTGCTGGCTACGAGTGAGCAGTGACCATTCCTGTCGGAAATGCTTGAGCATGAGAGCCTCTCTCAGTCGATGCTTTGGATGATCTCGACCTGCTTACCTTCACTGTCCAATGCTGCTGCGACGGTTCGCACATATTCCAGCATTGCGCTCCTGCGTGCTCGAATGGTTCCGGCGTGCAGGTTCTTCCTGAACAGTCGTAGGTCTGCAGGGTCTTGTGACCATGGGTCTGTGACTGCTGTTGCGTAGCAGATGGCATCGATGTATCCGACGATGTAGCGCGCATCAACATCTGGTGCTGTGTCTGCTTTGTTGAGCTGCTGTTGGAGCATGATGGCAGAGCCGATCAGCAATTCTTCTTTGCCATGCGGCTGGTAGATGCTCTGGTTCATGGTCAGTCTCGCGACTGCTCTGCAGTGAGCTTGTCGCAGAGTGCGTCTGCATCGTGCTGGTGGATTGCGTCGGAGAGATACTCAGGGTGCTTGCGTCCCCGCTTGGTGAGGATCTCGATGTGGTGGTCGTGCAGGAGCTCGAGCAGGTCATTGTGGTTCCAGTCTCGACTGGTGATCTGCTTGAGCTGCTTTGCGACTGCTGCGAGTCGCACCAGGTGCTGGTCTTCCTGTGCCATGTGTGAGCCTCCTGAGGCTGCTTGGGTATGGGATTGGGACCATAGCGCATTGGGTGTGAGGCTTGGTGGATGGTCGGATTTGGCAGGCTGGTGCTGGATTTCCCACCCATCCGACAAAAGACTTGACAAGGCTGGTGGGTGGTGATTCAATGTCTTTGTCGGCAGGAGATGCCAGCCGGCAGGAGGCTCCAAAATGCAGGTCACCATCACTCGCAGCTGGAAGTCAGCAGTCAGCCGCTCGAAGATGCACCAGCTCTCGAACGGTATGCACATCGATGAGGCTCAAGGCTTCACGATGATCCTCCTGCTGGAAGGTGGTCTCATCCGACCCAACGTGGTCGGATGCTTCAAGACCATGGAGGCTGCTCTCGAGGCTGCCAGCACCCACCAGACGCAGGAGGCTTGACTCATGGCCAAGAGCAATCTGGCATTGGTCGGAGAATACTTCCAGCAGGTGGATCCTGACCTGTGCGACAGTCTGAAGGCTGACGGATACACCACCAATGTCAAATTGGGACGGTACGTCAGAGACTGTGATCCTGAAATGTTCGATGAGATCGTGCGACGCGTTCGCAATGGGGAGGCTTGAGAGGATGATGTTGCAGCCGCGTGATGAGAGCGAGATGCAGAAACTGTGCGAGCTCTCCGACGACCTGTGGAATGTGGTCAGTCGTCAGATGAGCAAAGCAGTCCAGCTTGGTCACCTGACCAGGCTCGAGCATCAGAGCATGATCGACAGGCTCAATGGTGCATGGACGTTGGTTGAGCGTCGGCACAATCTGGTGCGCCCGGAAATGTTCGGCACCAGGAAGACAGGCTCTGCTCAATGACCAGTGACGGCCAGAACCATCACGCAGATGTGAACCTTGATCATCTGCAGCATTGGATCGATCTGTGCATTGCAGAGGGTTGGGGAGGCTTCGAAGCTACTGCATGGTCAGCTCATGATGAGATCGTGCGCCGGCGCAAAGCAGCAGACCAGCATCAACGTGCAATGCAAGACCTTGATGATCGTCTGTGGGATGCCACAGTCAGTGTGCTGCGAGACCTGCCCATGAACATCAATGAGTATTCAGCATTGATCACCAAGCTCGATGCCAAATGGAAGCAGGCTCGAGCAGAACAGGAGCAGTCGAACGATGACCAGTGACGATCAGCACCACCTGCTCGACCAATTGTCTGAGGCTCGAGAGCTGCAGGCTTCAGTCGAGCACAAGATGTTGAAGCTGATGCTGGAAGCACGCGCCGCCGGCATGAGTCTTCGCAGCATTGCTCGAGCAGCAGGCTGCTCCTACCAGACGGTAGCGAACCTGACTGCTCGAGCGCAGTAGCTGGTACCAGTCTGCGCGCGAAAGGCTCCGACCCATGAGGCTAGGTGGGTCGGAGCCTTTGCGCGCTCGAGATGCTAGCAGTCTGAGCGCAAATCAGCGTGCAGTGTTGGTCAGGTCATCGATCATAACCTGTGGCACGACCCATTCTGCATTGGTCTTGGGGTCGCAGGCTCCTGGCACGTTGGCTACCAACCAGAGCTTCCATGCACCATATGAGGCTGCAGTGATGTGGGTCTTGAGACCACCAGTGACCAACCAGACTTCATTGGTCTTGTCTCCGCGCATGAGCTTCATTTCATAGTCTCCGATCTGGATGGGACCAGGTGCAGGTGGACGCGGCTGACGTTCTGCAATGATCCATGCAAATACTTCATCACCTGGACAGCTGGTGCTGTTGACTTCTCGATGACCATAGAGCTGACCTGGTGTGTGGAACGCTCGCAAGAGTCGAATTGACTTCTGCATTTCTGCAGTCATGTGATCCTGCTGGTTGAGCAGGAGACACAAAGAAGGTTTGGTGCTATTGGTTGCCGGCCCATTGGCAGCGCTCTGATATTGCAGACCGCGACCTTCGTACACAGATCCATGGGGACAGCACAGGAGGCTATATGCAATATCGCAGTAATTTTGTGAGACTTCGTAGGTCTGAATCTGCTTGATTGCTGCTGGACATTTGGCATGGTCATCGAGTCGGAGACTGCCAGACCCGCCTACCCAATGGATGACTAGATCCTTCGGTCCACCAGCTGCCCAAGGATTGGGTATGCATTTTGATGGTGCTGCGTTCCATGAGCTGCGCGGAAGAATGATCACGCTAGAGCACCTTCGATGGTCACATTGAAGTGACGGATATATGCGTGCGTTCCATCCGTCGCATTGACTTCGGCAATGTAGTTACCAGGTGCCAGATCATCGAGATCCGTAGAGCTCCAAGCAATCTGGATACCGGCAGCAGTACAGGTCAGACCTGTGGTCTTGGTCAGCGCAGTCGTGCTGGTGTCGAGACCAAGTTTGACTGTGGCAGTGAAGCCTGTGAGATCGATGAGCGCATTGCTGTCATCGATGAGCTGGATCTGTAGTGCCGGCAGTGACGCACCTGCAACGTAAGAGATGGTTTGCATCGTCATTCCTTCGGAAGCTTCATTGTAGATCGGACGCGCAATGCAACCTTGCTATCGATGACCAGTTTGATCGTGCTTCTGCAGGCTAGCTGCAAGGTCTTGACTGGTTGTGCAAGCAGTTTCTGTGCGCTACCGGTAGCAGTACCGGTAGCAATGCTCGAGCGCACAATGCTGACAAGCTTGCTGATACTGCTGGTTGTCACGCTCAATCCACTACGGATGAGCGCAACATTCTTGGTGAGGCTCGCAGTACCGGTAGCAATGGCAGTCTGTGTGATTGCGCGTGTTTTTGTGAACGCGCTGCTAGCAGTACCTGACGCGTTTGCCAGGATAGTCGTAATGCGTTGACGCGTTGTAGTGACTGTTGCTGTACCGGTCGCAGTAGCACTGATACTGGTTGCGCTCATCGAACGGAATTCGAATTGCTCTGCTGTAGCAGTCATTGCAGTACCAGCACTGTATGCAAAGAGACCACCGCGACCTGCTGCCAATGGTGATGAATCCGTTACTGCAGCAGTCACATAGTCAGTACCAGATTGCAAACCTGACTGCACCCAATCTGCACCAGAAGGTGGTGTTGCAGGATTAGTACCTTTCCAAGCTCGAGCTTGAAGCAAGATACTTGCACCACCATCGACTCGTATTGAACGCAGCTGCACAACCCATTTTGATGTTGAGCCTCCAACACCAGTCACATTCCCATCGATAGGTTGCAATAGCAATGTTGGTGTACCACCACTGTATCTAGCAATAACCAATCCGTAATTGGTTGTGGATTTGTACGTCCATTTGTCTAGATATGCATAATAAAAGGTGGCTACGGTCGTCGTAGTTTTGTTGGTGATAACACCAAATTTGTTGCTGGTACTTCCCCATCCATTTGAAAGCGAGATGACAGCTGTAGTCATTGCATCGTTAGGTGAGCTCGCACCTGTTCGATAGGCAGCACCACTACCAGCTCCTGCACCTGTTCCTGTGAAGGTGCCAACATTGCCAGAAGCTGTGGTCGAAATGCTCGTCCATGCAGTGAATGAACCTACGGTTTGTGTCCAAGCACTACCGTCACTGCTGTTATTGGCAGCAGCAGTCCATGCACTACCGGTACCTGGAAAGGTGTTAGTACAAATAACACCCATGGTCAGAGCGCATTCGACAGTAGCTGCATTCGATACAGCTCCCACAGTCGAGCAGTGATCTTGAGCACATCCGTTTCGAGAGCAGCATTCCAAGCATCACGAAACGCGCTCAATTGCGCGTGATCGAGGTTGGAGTAATCCGATCCGAATACGCTAGGGAAAGTCGCAGACAGGTCACCATTCGCTCGAGCAATCATCCAATTCTGGATTGATGTGACGAGCAGGTCAGGTGCTCCAAGGCTGGTGAGATCAAGGAACAGCGCGTGTGCCAGGTTCGGCACATCATTATTTGAGCAGGCTGCAGCTAACTGTGTGCCGGCGCATTGCCCAAGCAGGGTCGTGCGTCGAGCCTGAACCACCAATTTGAAGTCATCGATAGTGGTTGCAGTAATCATGGGTCGATCATTCGAGAAACTGCCAGTGATCAATTCCCAATAGAGATCATTGATCTGCAGCTCGACAACAGCAATGCTTCCGCAGTCGCGCACGATCTGCGCGATGAAACCAACAGGGTCTTGTCTGATTGGTTCCCCATCGAGGCTCGAGCAATACACATCGACTGCGCGCAATGCAACAAAGTTTTCGATGCCAGGAAGCAGGAGCGTAGGTTGCCGCGCACCTTCAATCTCAATCATGTTCACATGAATGAGCGTGCTATGCATCAGGAAAACTTGACCTTGCAAGTTGCAGTGAGAGAGTCACCAGAGCTCAACGCAATACCAGCAAATTCACTGATGAAGAACATATTGCCACCAGTCGCAGGACTACCAGTACCAGCAGAATCCCACAGCGCAACCTGCTGAATGGTCTGTGCGCTCGCGCTCGTAATGGTGAACACAACCTGGTAGGTGTCATTGGTGACAGTCGTAGTCACGCGGCTGCTGGTGCCAGCAACGCGTGCTTCAGCAGTAGGAGTGTTCATGCTGGTGCTCGAGCTGGTTGCACCAGTACCGGTAGCCATCTGACCATAGAGAGGTTCAGTACCAGCACCAGTAATCCTGTTGGTGGTAATGGCCATACCAGTGTAGTAATTGCCTACTGCCATTGTTATTCCTTCTCCTGTGAGCTGGTGACGAATGCCATCAGTCGCTCGAGCAGTTTGTGGTTGTGCTCATGGGTCGCATCGACCTTGCCAAGATCAATCACAGTACCGTCTGCTTTGATGATCTGCAGGTGAGTCTCACAGGAAACCTGTGAATCAGCGTGCTGCATCTTCAACCTTGATCTTCAGGAAGCTGGTCGAATCAGGATCCCCAACCAATTGCGTGACGAGCGTGATGCACGCGCTGATACCACTAGCAATGGTGGCCACAGCAAGAGCCTTCACAGCTTGCGTTGAAAGGTCAGGATTCTGCAGACCTGCCAGAAGGGTTGCGCCGGCAGCTGCCAGGAAGGATCGAATCATCCTCTCGACCAAGAGCTTCGAAAACATATTGGGTTTGTTCCTTCAGTAAGGCTCCACAATTTGTGCAGAGCGCACCGGACAGACTCACTAGTGTATTGCAGTCTTGGCATCTGATCATTCGTCAGACTCGTCATCTTCATCATGCAGCACATCATCAATGTCAGCGCAATAGAGCATCTGTTTGAAGGTGCCAGTGACCAATAGCCCTAGAGCCTCAAAGGGTCCAATGAGATCATCATCATGTGAGACTTTGAGCAGGTCACCTTCGGCATCGTAGATAACAGAGATGACTCTGATATCTGGAAAGCTCGAGCTCTGATCTTCAATTGGTTGCTCTGATTCGTTAGGCAAGATCGAGCTTCCATTCACTGGTCACTCGTCCCTTGACAGGATCGATGAAATGCAGACGTTGCGAAGGTGTGCCAGTAGCCGCGACGAATTCTCGAGCGAATTCGTTCGAGGATTCTGGTGAGCCTGACATGAAGACCTGTCTTCCGTCAGCACCTGACAATGTTTGATGGGTGTGGAAATGTCCAATGTAGGTGTCTCTGAATTGTGGTAGGACACCAGCTGCCCATGCGTTGACTTTGCGAAGGATTCCGTATGCCGGCAGATTGCCGCCCCATGCGTTGATCTGGTCTCCATGGATCAACAGAGCTCGATAGGTACCGATCTCTACGATCTGATGCCAGGTGTCTGCGTGATGCCAAGTGAGTCTCTGATTGTGTGCGAGCCTGTCTGCTGCAATCCTGTACGCAATTCGGTCGATGTTGTCATTGCGCGGGTTCTCTCCGCGCCGGCCCAACCTGCCATGGTTCCCATGGATATCCCACACTGTGACGGATGTGAAGGCTTCGAGCAGTGTGCTGATCAGCTGCTCAATCATGTTGGCTACTGCAAAGAGCTGCTCGTACAGGAGAGCATCGAGCTCATAGGCTTGACCAGGAAAGATGCCAATACCCTCCACCATGTCACCACCTAGCAGCACCACACATTCATTGACAGGTTGTGCTGAACGCTGCACATCAACAATGTGCAGCACCTTTGCTGCCAGTTTCTCGAGTCGTGCTTGTGCGATCTCGACTCCATAGTCTGCTGCTCTTTTGCCAACCTGCCAGTCTGTGGTGTGCAGGAGCGCAACCTGGTGGGAGCTGGTGCGCCGATCACGTTTCGGCGCAGTCAGTTTGGGTCTTCCTTGGGAGAGCGCAGCATCATGTGCTGCCACATAGACAGCATCGACCAGCTGCTCTGTGCGTGCTTTCTCTCGAGCAAGCTGTTGTGAGAGTCGCCGGCAGGTCTGTTGCAGCTCGATGATCTGATCTGCTGCAGCTGCAAATTCTGTCAGTGAGGGTTTCTGGTTAGGCACGACGCGTCCGCGGATACTGTTTGGTTAGGTATGCAATGCGTGCACGCGTTGCTTGCTCTGCTGAATAACCACAGATATCAATCAGATAGCATCTGATTTGTGATTGATCGACAGCTCCGGATTGCCAAGCCTCGAGGATCTCTGGCCATTCTTTGATCGATGGCAACCAGGCTTGTGATCCTGGTGCATTCTTTCCGATCTTTGCTGCGTAATCAGTCAGCGTGATCTTGCTGCTGGCCATCAATATTCCAATCTTTGCGCCGGTCGAGCTCTCGAACCTTTTGCTCTAGGAACAGGCTGCGTTGTGATTCGTCACTGATGTGAGTGAGCATTGCGTTGGATAGAGCGCGCACATCTGTGTGCAGTCCATCGATCTTGTGCTCGAGCCCGTCGACGCGTTCATCGATCTTCTTGATACGTTGACCTAGCGTCGGACCTTCGATGCTGACAGGTTCATCAAGATGGTTCAGATTGCTATCGATGCGCTCGACTGTTTTCTTGGTGCGTCGAGCTTGAAACCAAATGCCGGTAAGGGTCCCAATGAATCCAGCTATTGCTGTGATCAGTAGTGCTTCATCTGCGAGCGTTTGATTGCTCGTCCAATCCAAGATGCCCATCGATCATGCTGATTGCCAGATGGCAGAGAATCTGTGTGTGCAGGTCGTGCCAGTGAGCGCGACGCCGGCAGAGTGATCTTGCCGAATGAACATTTCAATGTAGTCACCTGCAACCAGTTTGCACATTGTGGTGATCGAGAGACCAGTGAGAATGAAACCTGTCTCACTCATCATGTTGCTTTGCTGTGCAATCATCGTGCCAGTGTTGTAATCACCAGCAGAATTCTTCCTGATCATTATCTGTGCAGCATCAGCCTGATTCACATTGGCCATCGTCACATGACCAGTAATGAGATAGAGACCATCACCATCAGTCGGAATAGTCAGCCTGCTGGTATTGGTTGTGAGTGAATGCATGGACGCGGTATCCCAATCCTCTGTGGGAAAGGTCATCAACGTCCAGCTGGCAGCACCAATGGTGGTGGTAGCTGTGCTCGTAGCTCCAACAGAGCACCTACCAACATTGGCAGTACCGGACCCAAACCAATTGCTGTTATCGATCAACAGGTTGTAATCCGTCGCAGTCACCCTATAGCCGCTCGAGCGACTGGTAGCGAGGGTCCATTTAGCCATTGGTCATCATCCAAGGATGGTTGTCTGTCCAAGCAATCCATAGGTTGCATCCTCGAGCAACCAAGGTTGAATTGCTGGACTGCCAGTAAAGGTAGTGTTCCAGGTTTCTGGTGTGAAGGTATGTGCGATCTGCTCAACAATCATCTGCTGTGAGATACGCGTTCCAATCCTATTGGGTTGGAGCTCGAAGGTGATTCTATCTGCCAACTTCGCGCCCAATACCTTCGGATAACTAGTGCTTGGGTCGCGTTGTGGAATCACCATCCAATCTTTGATACGCAAGATTGGTTCAGCGTATTGCTGCACATGAATGGACGCATAGGTTTGTGCGTCGCTCTGCGAGTCGAGCAGGGTCTCAATCTGACGAGCTCGAATGCCATAGGTCGTCTGACTCGTCGTATCGGATGCGACAAATGCTGCACCTTGACTGGTGGTCACAGTCACCTGGTTGGCTAGGAATTCGTCGGAATAGGTGATGCCACCAACGCTCGAGAATCTGACTGTGCCGGCAACACCACTATCACTGTAGGTAGCTTGACTGGTAGTGGATCTGGTTGCTGTGAAGTCATTGGTTCTGTTCAGGAACATGACGTTGCCAGACCCATTGACAAAGATGCGTCCACCTTCTGTGCGCGCAAGAGCTTGCAGCACACTGAGCGCAGACGTTCCCCATTTCATGCCACCAGGTTGAACGGTACCGGTATCGAGCGCACTGGTGGTTCCGTCTGTCTTCTCGCGCCATGCTGTTGGCCAGCCGGCAGCGTTCAAGACCTGCGTGATCCAGTCTGTGGTGGTCGTACCGGTCGATGGCACGCCGCGCAAACCTGCTGCTGCGAGCTGCTCGACCTGTGCTGCTGTCAGCTCTGTATTCCAGATGCTGATGTGCGCTAGATCACCTGTGTAGTAACCACTATCTGTGGTGGTGCCATTGGCAATGGCAATGAGCTGCCATCCATTTGCGTCACCACCTGTACCGGTAGTGTTACCGGTCGAGAGCAGGACACCATCCACATAGATTTTGATGGCACCTGAACCTGCGTAACTGACTACTGCGTGATGCCAGAGATCATCGTCAGCTCGAAAGCCTGAGTGACCTGTGTTGCTCGAGCCTCGCCGGTATGCGAGTCGTCCCAATTCATCGATCCCAATGCACGCAGGATTGGTCGAGTCTGCGCTAGCCAGGATCGGATTGAATCCACCAGATGGGCCAGCAGTATTGGTCTTGAAGAAAAAGCTGACAGTGAATGCACTAGTAGTATTGACAGCAGATCCAATGGCACCGTAGGTGCCATCATATGTTTGACTAGATCCAGTCAACCAATTGCTTGGTGCGCTACCAGTCTTGGGAGTCGCAGTCGTATTGGTGAAGGTGTAGGTGTCTTCCTTGTCTGCGACGAGCACATCTGTTGTGCCTAGTGGCCACCATGCAAGCAGGTTTGCGCTCGCAATGGTTGTGACTGTGTAACTGTAGAAGTCTGCCGGCAGATCGACTGCAGCAAGGTATGCCAGACCATCGTAGGCTTCGATGTTGGTGGTGCTGTCTCCATCGACCTGTGGTGCTAGTGGCCAACCTGCAACGTGACCTTTGAACAGAGCGTAGGTCACACTGTTGTAGGTGGCAGTGAGCCTGATGAGTCTTCGAGCTTTCAATCCAGTAGGACTGATGCTGGACGCATAGAAAGGATCGAAGGTACGAGCTCTGTTGTCGAGCACCAGGTTGAGGGTACCGGTAGAGAAATCCTCGAGCTCATTGGTTCGACCAACGCGCAAGGAACCTGACCTGGTGTAACTGGTGATATCCGTCCAGGTGAGCGTGCCAGTCTCGAGCGCACTGTTAGCAAATGCGACTTCGACCTTTACTGTCGGAATGCTTATCGGCATCAAGCAACCTTGATCTGCAAAGGTCCGTTCCGACGTTGGTACGCAGCAAGAGCATCGACCACAGCAGCACCAATGTCAGCAGGACTGGACAAAGGTGATGCATTCACATTGATCGTGATCGAGCTTGGGCTACCAAGGCTCGAGATCCTGCTCAAAGGAATGATTGCTTCCGGTCCAGCCTCACCAACCAGACCCAACGTCGGAGCAGTGACGATGCCACCAGTCGCAAATCTGGTCACACCATTCTGGTGATAGGTCGTCCGATCAGAGCTAGGAGAAGGATCGTTCTCCCAACGCGGAAGACCATTCGGCAACCAACCAAGACCAGGAAGGTTCCGAAGATTTCTGATGATCGGATTGATCACACCAACCAGAGCATTCCACGCGGTACGCAAAGCATTCTTCACACCATCGAAGATGCCAGAGAAGACACCAACCACAGCATCCTTGACAGTCCCAATGACAGCTTTGAGACCATCGACCATCTTCGACCAGACACCAATGATCAGACCCAAATACCATTGGATCGAATTGAAGATGCCAGAGAAAACAGTCTTGATGAAATCCCAAATGCCGGTAAAGACTCCGACCACCACGCGTTTGATGGTGTCGAAATGCGTCACGATCAAACCAACCACCAGTCCAATCGGACCAGTAAAGAGCATGATCAGAAGCTTCCAGTGATCACCAATCCAAGAGACAACACTCATCACCTTCTCTTTCACAAGATCGAAAGCACCAATGAATGTTGACTTCAGGAATCTGCCCACAGCATCGACTGCATCTCTAAACCAACCAACCTTCTTGTACGCAACAATCAGTGCAGCAGTCAATGCGACAACACCAGCAATGACCAAGAAGATCGGATTGGCCAGCATCGTCGCAGTGAGTGCGCGAAACACTCCAATGATCGATGTACCCACAGACTTGAGCGCACCACCAGCCTTCGCAAAAATGCCGAAAGCCTTACTGCTCTTGATCGACTCACTGGCCACACCACGCAACGCACCAAAGATGGATTGACCACGCGTCGCAGCAACATTCGAAAGAGTCTGAAAACCAGACTTCATCGAGCTGATGTTTCCACCAGCCTTCTTCAGAGGATCGATGAGATTCGTGATACCAGTCTTGGTGCTTCCAAGCACGCTCGAGAAACCACCAACAGCAGCCTTCGCACCCTTGAACAGCAGGAAAGCTTCAACCAATTTGGTGAGCAATGGTGGTGGAATGGAAGCAATGAGGTTGGCAGCAGTAGCTGCGAGTGATGCCAATGCCGGCAGCAAAGGTGCAAGAGCTGTCAACGCGTCTGCGAGATCCTGACCAACAGCAACAGCAACATCACCAAGAGTCGTAGCCAGGTCTGGCAACACAGGTGCAAGCTGATTGATCGCATCGACCAGAGCACCAGACAAGGTGGACCCAACCTGCATGACCACAGGAATGAGCTGATTGAATACCGGTACCAGTGCTCCGATAGCCGGCAGGATCGCATCCATCAATGCGAGACCCACAGGAATGATCTGTGGGAGCAACGCACCAAAGGCTGCAGCAAACTGAGTGAGCAAGGGTCCAGCAGCAATAGCCACCTGCTGCAGAGCGAGACCCACCGCGCTCATCACCTGGCCAATCGGACCAAGAGCTGGTGTGACTGCACCAAGAGCAACATTGATTGCAGTACCCAATCCTGCGAGGATTGGAGCAAAGCTCGCAATGATTGGTTGCATTGCCGGAATGATCTGCTGGATAACAGGAAGCAGCATCTGCTCGAATGGAGTGATGATGCTCTTGATTACCGGAATGATCTGCTGTGCCAATGGCAGGAGCGCAGCACCAAGGCTCTCTTGCAGGTTGCCTAGCTGCACCTTGAGTCGCTCGATGGGATTGGCAGCTGCTTCAGCAGCACCACCAAATTGAGTACCAAGCTCTGCGAGAATGATCTTCTGAGCACCAAGCAGATCACCAGATGCTTGCAGAGATTTGATCTGTTCCTTCTGCTGATCAGTGAAGATGATGCCGGCACGCGTCAGCTTCGTCAGACCATCAGCAGGATCTTGGAGAGCCTTGCCGATCATCACTGTTGCGCTCTGCAGGTCTGTGCCCATGGCAGCAGACAGGTTCAGAGCAGCAAGAGCAGCCTGGTTGAAAATGTCATTACCCTTACCAAGCTCATTGCGAACATTGGTAAAGGTCATCAGCACATTGGCAGCACCCTGGACAACCTCATCGTCCACACCAGAGAGCTCACTCAAAGAGTCTGCTAGTGCAGAGACCTGCTCACGCGTGACATTGGCAACACCACCAGTCGAAGCGATGACTGCATCAGTCAGCTTGGCAACGCGTTGCGATTCGAGCGCAGCATCAATTGCGCTCTTCGAGAAATAGGCTGCGCCGGCAGCAGCAGCAGTCAGACCAAGAGCAAGGGTCTTGCCGACAGCAGCAAACCTGCTACCTAGGGAATCACCTGCACGCTCAACAGATTCAAAAGCCTTCTGAGCTCCGCGTGCGTCACCAAGAATCTCGACTGTAAGTCTGCGAGTCTTAGCCATTGTGATTCCTAATCATGGAATGCGAGCGCAGCAATGCGCTCGAATTCGTCACCATACATATCGATGATCTTCTGAGTCTCCGCGCGCATCGTCGGAAACAGGAAGTAACCAGTATTACCGTAACCAGGAGTCTTCCATAACGGAAACTGCCGATAGTAGAGAGCACCAAATTCTGCGCCGGCAAACCAAGGAATCTGAGCGTTACCACCAGTCAGCGTTGCTCGAGCCTGAGCACGACCTGAACGCATGGTGCGCGCAGCCTTGTGCTGTTGCTTGCCGACACCAGCTGCTCGAGCGATAGCACGCACGCGGATATGTTCGGCAACGCGCCAATTCACAGCCTTGAGCATGGCTTGTCCATCCGGCCCACCCTGCTCTCTGACAAGTCTGAGCTCGCGCCGAAATTCACGCAAGCCTGTGACCTTGAGTGAACCTTCTCCGCGCACAGGTGCTGGCATGATCTCTGCTCTAACGCTGTCGAGCTATCTCTTGATTGCGTTGCACAATGTAGTCATACATTGCTTCGAGCATTCCTGGTGGAGAATCCAACAGGTCTTGTGGTGCAATGCCAGTCTCGACTGACATTGCAGCAATCAAGTAACTGAAGGATTCTCTACGAAAGGGGAATCTGCTTCGACCAGCTCAACGCTAGTAACGCTGTCCAACCATGCATCGAACGCCGGCACAGCATCACCAGTCGTAGCTGCAGAGCTGCGCTCACTCTCCCAACCTAGCCAGTAGATATCGGAGAGCTTCTGGTTCTCCGACAGAGCCTTAGCCAGACCAATCTTGTGAGCACGCTCGAAAGCAACAATGGTCTTGGGAGTAACCAAGTAAGAAGCTGCTTCACCAGACTGCTTAGTGACCTTGACTTGGAAGCTCTGCATGATCAGGCAGTGCTCTTGGTGATCAGACCATCAACGGGCCAGGTCACATCAGCAGTAACGAGCTCCCCAACAGCACCATTGATCGGAGACCATTCCGTCACAAGCACGCTCATGCTGTACGCAGGATTGGTGCTGGTGGTAGTACCGGTAACAGGCTTGACCACAATGGTGGTCGTCTGACCAATGAGAGGGTAGATCGTCTGCTCGACGTTGCTTGCAGCATAATCCTGCATGAAACTCAGCTGAATAGAGCTATCAAGCAATCCGGCAGCCCTAGTGACTGCGGTCGAACCGAACGCTGTCGTCTGAATTTCGTTCACGCTCGTATTGATCGTGACCTGTGCAATGTGATCCTTCAGATCAACGCTATTGATCGTGATCGAAGGATTCGTGATGACAATCTTTGCCATGGTTACTCGCGCTCCTGGTTCTCGAGCTTGGTTGACTTGATCTTCTGAATGTGTCCAGCCTCAATCAAGGCTTCGACATTCGCACCAATGAGATCGTCATCTGAGACAGTCTCACCAGTCTGCTTGCCAGCAACCTCTCGATCACTGGTCACCTTGTAGCTTGCCATCGTAACTCCTAAGGATGGACAGTCACTGAGAAGTCAATAGAAATGTATGTGACTTCACCAAAGATTACAGGCTGCATATTGCCACCGCGCACTACAACCAAAGTCTGAACAAAACCACCAAGGGTTTTATCCTGCTCGAGCGCAGCGCGCACACTGCGCGTGCCAGTCAAATCAAGATACTCAAAGAGCGCACGCTCACTCGCACGATCACTCGCACGACCCACAACCACAGTCACCAGATACTGATGCACAGCATCACCAAGACCAAAAGCCTGGTGATACTCAATGTTGTCAATGCCGATGTATGCAGCCGGCGCAGCAATCTGATCTGGAATGTAATCAATGACTCGCAAACCTGGAATGGTTGCAAGAGCATTCTTCAACGCATCATTGATCTCAGCAATGGAAGATGTGCTCATGCGACAAGCTCAGGTTCGCGCCGGTACGGAGCGACAAGTAGCGCAGCAGTCGGATGCAAACCCTTCCGAAGATTGAGCACACCAGTCTCGACCACACCCAAAGATCCAAAAGGAGCTTCAACGCTCTTGAAGATCGTGATTGCTTGAATGATCGCAGCCTGCTTCACAGGACTAGGCACAGCTGGCCATCCCCATTTTGCAGTCACCTGCACTAGAGCCTGCCCATAGAACATGGGGAAATCCAAGGCTTCGATAGCGCGCACCTGTGTCCATGTCCAAGACTGACCATCAACCTGCTGGTTGAGAGGCTCGAGCTGGTAATCCGCGCTCGTCCAGGTCTGACTGAACGTGCCATCCATACCGGTATCTGTTCGAATGATCAGACCAGTAGCAGTCCAGAAGTCATCACAGAACACCAGATTTGGTGTCTGTGCTACGAAGATTCGAGCAGATGCGTTGGCATCCTTGTAGAACCTTCTGTTGCATTGAGCCTCGATCATGCGTGATGCAGCTTCGATAGCGAGCTCGAGCCTGCCATCATCGACAGAATCAAAAACATTCAGAGCCTGCTTCACATCAGACAGTGAACACAGACCATTGGTGATTGCCATCTAGATGCGCTCCTGTGGGACGATCCACAACCAATGCAACAGCAACACAATTGCAATCCATGGGACAGGAATGAGCGCGGCTGTAGCCAACGCTAATACCGGACCTGCTCCATGCTGATAGAGCCTGACTGAATCAGTCGCTACCAGCAATTGTGCATATGCCACTAAGACTACAACGCACACCCACAGGTTGAGCTCGTAAAGACCAAAGATGCACGCTCCCCAAGGAAGCAATAGCAGCTTGGCATCTCTCCAACGTCCAAGGTGATATTGGATACCAGCACGCAAAGGATGCGCCGCAATCCAATCCCATTCAGGATGATTGGTCTGCTCTGCTCGAGCGCACACCAGATGACTTAGCGTCGGCACGATGAGCACCAGCAATGGCCAGAATGACCATGCCCACAATGCTGCGAACACTGCTGCTGTCTCGCGACAGCACGCAGCAACAATCAGCAATGCGTACCCTGCGACCTGTAGCGACGGCATCTCGCTCGAGATGCAGCACACACTCAACAGAGTCAGCGCGGTAGCTGGCAGATCCACCTGGACAGGAATAGAGACCTGTGGACCCAAGATGCCAGGAAGACCCAACAGCAATAGGACAGCAGCAAGCAGGGTCCAACCTGACAGACCATGCTGCTTTGCGAACCATGCCATCGAGACTGCGAGCACTACCCATGAGCTGCAGTAGACAATCCACCATCGGCGCAGGCTGCGCCCACAGACGCGTGGCAACAACCAACGCAAATGGAAAGGTCTAGTGACAGGAGCACCAGATGCCAGCATCAGATAACGCTGTGCGTCTGGACCCAAGTTAGGCATCAGCTCTTGGGAGTCGCTCAAGCCTGTCAAACACTCGCTCGTCCAACCAGAGAGGCTTCATGTGGGTAGTGCGTACACCAGTATGAATGTGGATCGGAATGTCGAGCGCACCAGCACGCGTGCAAAAGCTCAGGTCTTCTGAGATGGTCGCATTCACACTGGTATTGAACACAGGAGAATACCAACAATTCCCATTTGCTTCTGCGATCTTCTCGAACACAGATCGATGGATGAGGATGCACGCACTACCGGTACCGGCAACACGCGTCACAGCATCACGCTCGTAGTCCAGACGCGCATGGAAACCCTGTCTCCCATCTGGCAGCTGGACCCAATCAAAGATGGTCGGAGAAGGTTCGACCAGGAATCCACCAGCACCATCTGGTGCTTCTTCTCGCATTGAGAAACAGAGACCACCAACAATTGGACGTTCCACAGGGTCTGCTGCTTCCATGAGTCGCTCGACTGTATTGGGAAGGAATCCCATATCAGTATCGATCCACCACAACCAGTCAGCAGACCTGCTCTGCATGAAGCTCATGACAGCATCATTGCGAGCCTGAATGATGCCACCAGTCCCATAACGCGTGGCCAACCAACCAGTCCCAATGACCTGTTGCTTATTGCCAACGTCATAGGAGATCAGATTCATCATGGACTGATGCCAAGAATGAGTGACCTGATTGCCATGCACATAACAGATCGTGACCTTATGTGCAGGGTTTAGCGACGGAAGCTGATTGTTGGAGCGAGGCTTACGAGTCTTCATGCTTCACCACGCGTCGCTCACCAGGAGCTCGAGTCGCACGCTCGACTGGTGCTTGCTCTACCGTCCGACGAATCTTCACAGGCTGCGTAGCGAACAGGTCTCGTCGAGCCTTCACGAAAGGATCGTCGGAATCCCAAGGTTCATTCTGTGTGAGCTGTACCGGCAGACCAGTCGCAGGGTTGGTTGCCCACACATCTTCCTTTGCAAATACCACACGCACGCTGCTTGAGCCTCCACATGATTGTGCTCCGGTATCGAGAGCAGCCTTCCCGATACCGGAGCAGAAATCAGATGGGCTGCTGATGTAGATGAGCAATCCAGTCCAGGCTTCCCCACCTGGACTGGATGCTCACCAGTTTTTAGCTTGCAGATCAGGTGTTCTGCAGGAGCCGAAAACCGTTGTCGTTCACAGAGTCGAAACCGTGACGAGCAACAGCGTAGAAACCACGCTGACCAGTCGGTCGCGAATTCGCGCCGAACAGGTGCGGAACCAGCTCGAGCGTCATACCAGCACGCTGCGCGATGACGAAATTGCTGAAGTCACCACACACCAGAATATTGGCCACACCAGTCGTACCGGTCCAGTCGGGCGCGTAATCCGTAGTGTAGACAGGACGACCGAACAGGTTGCCAATGCCACCTTCGGCAAGGTTGACAGTGTAGTAAGCACCATCACTCGTCGCCGCGAGGCTACGAATCTGGTTCTCGACGCCGGCAGACATGATCCACGACGCGTTACCACGGTAACGCTCAGGAACAGACTTCCAGAGCTTCAGCAGATCGACAGCCGCAAAGGTGCCAGCAGTCGTCAGCTTCACCTCAGAAGCAGCCGTCTGGTCGATAGCAGTGAAGATACCGAAAGGCTGCGACGAACCAGAGCCAGTAATGGTCTGAGCAGCAACCAGGTCGATGTAGCCCTGGTCAAGCAGCGCACGCATCTCCTCCGCGAACGAAGGGTAATCCTGCCCAATCTCGAGGCTGAACGGAACGAAACCAGCAGCCTTGTAAACAGGGATCGAAGGCTGCGCGAGAGTCGGAGCATCGTCCGAAACCTGCGCGGCTTCTGCGTCATACGACCACGAAACACCAGCAGACGAAACACCCTTCCATTCGTCAGTAGTGATCGTGATGGTGCGCGCGATCTGAAGCACCGGAGCAGCAGCCGCCCCGCTCGTCAATAGAATTGTCGGATCGACGAGCACAGGAATTCCGAACCCACCAGCAGTATCAGTACCTTCGCTCATGGCGCGATACTCATTGACAGCAGCAGACTCTTCAGCGGTCC